CATGTTGATGGAAACCTCAACAATGTGGAACAACGAAATTTAAAAACAGTTTGTCTTAACTGCGTTGAATTACTTAAAAAATCTGATGCTACTTGGCGACCGGGTGATCTTGAACCAGACTCATGACTTGTGCATACAAGTCGTCGAGGCTGCGATTGTTATCCAGTACAGCATCAAATTGTGTGCCAACCCAGGCAGTTTCACTGGCATGAATTCCAAGTTTTTCAATCTTGCTTCTACTCATCATCCAGCTCATGTTTCCGCGTCCTTCGTTGACATTTACAGCGTCTTGATACCACTCGGGTTCGGGTCCACGAGTTACTCTAATAACCCGGCCGCCTGCTTGTTTAATAGCGCGGATTTCGTTGGGAAAACGGCAGTCCGAAATAACCACGTCATCTTGGCTGTGGCGTAGTTTGTTTTCCAAACTGGCAATCCAAATGTCATCGTGAAATGCCTTTCTACACACTTCTGTGCCCCAGTATTGTAGGATCCAACGTGGTGTAAGATTGGGCATGTTTAGTCGTTCTGCCCACCATGGATCTACTTGTTCGCGCCATTCACGTGCTTGTTTAGTGCGCCCTTCCAGCATGGTTCTGTCCCAGCCAAATACTTGGGCAACAGCGTCTTTTAGCGTTGATGCAAAACTTTCTCGTCGAAAACCATGCAAGTTTACCAAGTAGTCAGCAATAGTATCTTTGCCAGAACCTATAAATCCACAGATGCCAATGATCATTTGAGTTCCTTTACGTTGAGATGTCGAAGAGTATTTTGAAGCATACCAATCTGCCTACGGCAATCTTCCAGTGCATGATGGCTAGTGACAGGGATGGGCTGTTCTGGCCATAAACTAAACACTGTACGGCTGTCGCGCACCATGTAGTATTTCCAAGGAAGGGGCTTGTTGTAGCTCTTGTAAGCATGTTCAAGAATGTTCATGTCGTAAGTTGGACCTTGCGACCAGATCAGCTTAGAGTGCCAGATCAACTTGCCTAGTTCGTCCAGGGCTTGATCCAACGGGATACGATCTTGTTCCCCAAATGCTTCTTCTCTAGCATGTTCTGGTTGAGTTGCCCACCAGGCTATTGTGCCGTCGTCAATAGAACGATTTTCTTGGCTTTCCAAAGTTACTCTAGCATAATAATGCTTGTCGTAGTGACCTTGCCCAAACGGATCAAATGCCTGGGCGGCTATGGTAAGGATAGTAGTATCGGGGCCTGTTGCCAGCCCCTCAAGGTCAATCATCAAGTGCATTTGATAATTGTAGCACAACTGCAATAGTTTGTCTAGAGTGTGTTAGCCAATTACCCAAGTCAGTGGCTGGCTTCCATCCACATACATCTTGAGTTCTTCAATTTTGGCATCCATGATGGCTTGGCCTTCGCTCTTCATTGCGGCGCCGTTGAGCTGTCCCCCACCTTGTGGTCCAGCAATTTGAGCAAACTTTTCGCGAGCTTCACCGATAATCATCTTACACGCACCTACCATGTAGTCTCTAATCCACTGACTAATCTGGTAGTCACTCAGCAATTGAATTTCAGGTTTGGTTTGATACACCCAAAGCAGAACATTTTCGCCGGTGCCTTTTGGATCACGAATCAACTGTAGTTTCTTTGTCACAGGATTCCAGGTGTAGTTCATGTATGCGCCGAACATGCGCCCGGCAAGTTCAACATACTGGCTATAGAAGTCATACGTGGCAAGACCACCAGCCACGTTAAAGTTCATAAGGTAAACGTTGATACTTGCTTGTGCAAACGGATCAAAGTTTGATGCAAATGGTCCAGTTGAGTCGCCAAACGTTCTACGAAATATCTGGCGCACACTATACACTTCTTGCGGCAAGGTGTAGATGTTTACGTCACGAATCAGCTCCATGAAGATGTAGGCTTCTTCATAGGCGTTGTTGGCACGTTGGCGATAGGTGCCAATTGTGCGTTGGTATGCCGCTTCGTAGTGTGCAGGATCTAATTCAAGATCAATAATCTGATCACCCATAGTTAACTTGCAATACTCAATGAGATCTTGCTTTAACTGGGGTAATGTATTTTGTTCAGCCATTGGGGGAACTCCGTTCCCCCTTATTTACCAGGCCTTTAGTACTATCAAGTTCTCAGTACCCCGGGCATTCCAAGGAGTTTCTGTAGTGGTCAGTTCCTTGTAGATCTTACGTGCCGCTGGTTTACCAGCGGTTTGCATGGCTTTGATTATCTCTGCTGGCTTACGCACAGTTTTTTGCAGTGTTTCCACAGTACTGTATCCAATTACAGAATTGTTCTTCACAGTAAATGCCTGGGTGTAGCTGTCTGCTACCACATGAATCAACTTGCGTTTTTTGGTATCGTACAACCATGCTTCGGTTTTGTCTACCAGGCTTGCAGCCGGCAATGATTTGAGCTTGAGTTCTGCAAACTCTGCCAGGATCTTGAACTTGGCGGCTTTTTTCTCTGGTGGCACTGCTTTGACCTTGCGCGGCTTGCGTTCCACCTTCTTGATCTGTACATACGCACCACAGTCGTTGATCACTGCTTCGCAAAACTTGATCATGTTACGTATTTGAATCTTGCTGAGATAACTATAGGCTTCCACCAGTTGTGGATCTTTGCCTTCGACCACACGCTCAAACTCTTCCAACTTGCGTTTCCAGTTGTCGCTGATTTGACTTACCATTTGTGGTGCCACGTTGAGTCCACGCATCAACACAATGGGCTTGTAGTCAGCATTCATTTTGGAACCAGACAGCATAAACTCGTCAAACAACCCGTCTAATTCGCCGTTGCACTCGCTGACTTTTTCACGCAGGCGATCCTGAATAGTGATTCGAGGGGTAGTATCTACTTCTACCACTTCAGCGATTTCTTCCGGTTTGCTGGTGAGAATTTCTGTCAGCATGTTGTCTAGTTTAATCTGTTCTTGCTCTGACAACTCAAGTCCAACCATGCTCATGCGGCACAACCAGCCTGTGGTCAAACGGATAGAACTGTCCGGAATACCTTTAAGCAATCGAACATCTGCTTTGCGATCGTGACGCTCTAGATAGTTTACAATCATTTCACGAGCGTCTTTTTTGCCATAAAAGTAGTTGTACCAGCTGAACGCTTTGCTCATAGCACTGATACGATTATCAGTGGGTTGAGTATTCCAAAGCGGTTCCATTCCCATTGCGTTGGTGTCTGCGCTACGGGGATTAAGTGGCTTGACTGGCTTTGATAGTACTTTCATAAGGGCTCCTTTTGGATTAATACAGTAATTATAGCACTTATGGATTTATTGGTCAACCTGCCCATAAATACTACATTATGCCACGCCTAAGCCTATACCGCCCCAATCGAACCCGCGATTACCAATTTTTGGATCGTACCATCTCCGAAATGTACACCGTTGGGGGAATGGACATCTACGTCCACAAATATGCTGGGCCGCAAACCGGCGGCGAAGATTCAGCTCTTTCGGGCAATGGCGATGCTACACAGCCCATTTACGATGCTCTGAGTCCCTTAAACATTCAAGACTTGCTGTTGTTGGAAAACCGAGACAGAGTGTATGATCAGGATGTTTACATCATGCGTGGGGTGTACACACACCAAGATGTGGATTTTGATCTGACACAGTTTGGCTTGTTTTTGAATAACGATACCTTGTTTATCACATTCCACTACAACGACATGATTGACACATTTGGTCGCAAACTCATGAACGGTGATGTGCTTGAAGTCCCAAACTTGAAAGACTACCATCCGCTGAATCAAGCCATTCCGCAACCCTTGCCCAAGTACTATGTGGTACAAGATGCTGACTATGCCACAGAAGGCATGAGTCAAACCTGGATGCCACATACCTGGCGTGTGAAAGCCACGCCCATGACCAACAACCAGGAGTTCAAAGACATACTCAAGAAGCCTGTGGTCAGTGAAAATATCTGGGACAACGGCAATTTCTATCCCGCTGGCTGGGTGACCAATTACGGTGATGTATATTACCAAGCCAAGCAAAACGTTCCTGCTGGCACAGATATCACGAACACCACCTACTGGCAAGTGTATACCCCGCCTACTCAAAGCGATGTATTCAGTGCTCGCACCAAAGACAATCAAATCAACAATGCCATACTTACACAAGCTGACGTTGAAGTTCCATTGAGCGGGTACGCTACTGATCAGTTCTATGTGGCTCCAACCTTGGCAGATGGCAGTCCTGCCAATCCAACCACGCTAACCACAAGCGACGGCACCACAGTGGATGGCACACAGGGTGGTATGGCTGTTACCCCAAGTGGTCCAGGTTACACCAAAGGGTACTTGACCGGAGATACTGTGCCAAATGGTGAACCGGTAGTAACTGGCGTTGCCTTTCCATTGAACCCCGTAGACGGAGATTATTGCTTGAGACTAGATTACTTCCCAAATAGACTGTTTAGATACAATTCAACTGTGAAACGTTGGGCCAAGATTGAAGACGGAGTACGCACCAATCTCAACAACGGACCTGACAACAATACTTTACGCTCCAGCTTTGTAAACAATACATATACAACACGTACCACGGACATGGGCAATATTCCAAGTCGTCAAAGTCTCAGCGAAGCTCTTAAACCAAGAGCCGACAACGGCGATCAAGGCGGCAATTTACCGTCAAACTCATATCCCAATACACAACCTGGACAGAAGTCGAGTTAACAATGCAACAATTTTTTTACGATGAGCAGCTACGCCGATTCCTGCTACAATTCACTAGAATTGTCAGCAACTTTCAAATTGAATACGGCAACGAAACTGACGGTGTTAATCAGGCCGCGCTGATACGTGTGCCTGTTCGCTATGGCGATGCCAGTCGCAATGCACAAGTGATCATGCAAGAGAACAGCCGCAACTCAATGCCAGCAAGTCCCTTGATGACTTTCTACATTAGCAGTTTAGACTACGATCGGCCACGCATGCAAGAACCATACCATGTGAGCAAGATAAATGTTCGTCAACGCACATACGACAGTGCAACTGACTCCTTTGAACCCACACAAGGCAATGCCTTTACTATTGAACGGCTAATGCCTGTTCCTTACAAAATGGGCATTACTCTAGATATCTGGACATCAAACACCAATCAAAAGATGCAGTTGTTGGAGCAGATGTTGACCTTGTTCAATCCCAGTTTGGAGGTGCAAAGCACTGATAATTTTATTGACTGGACCAGTTTGACTGTGATAGAACTTGAGTCAGTTACATGGACTTCGCGCACAGTACCTATGGGTGCTGAAAATCCCATTGACATGGCCACAATCAAATTTAACGTACCAATTTGGCTCAGCTCACCAATCAAGGTCAAAAAACTAGGCGTGGTGGAACGTGTGATTGCGTCAATGTACGATTCAGACGGCGATTTAAACAACGCTGTTACCAACAACGATTTGCTCTTGGGTACTAGACAAATTGTCACTCCTTACAACTGGGCTGTGGTTCTCATTGGTAATAGATTACAATGTTTACAGCAACGCAGTATTGTTGAAGAGCCCGGAAATAACACATTGACTCCTACAGAGATTGTGAGTGACAGTAGTTTGTTATGGACTACAGTTATTGGAACATACGGGGTGCTTAGACCTGGTATCAGTCAAGTTAGATTGGTTCAAGCAGATGAATCTGAAGTGATTGGTACCATTGTGTTG